CCACCGCCGCCGCCGGGTCAGGAAGTCCTGCCGCCGCCGCCGTCGCCGCCGTCGCCGCCGCCGGTTTCGCTTTGCTTGATCCTTTTGTTTCAAATTCATGGAGCTCGGGAAAGTTTAGATTTTGTAGCTCATCTATGCTGATCGCATTTTCGTCGTCTACATTCATCTTCGATAATTTGGGCGGCGATCCTGGGGGTTCGTTACTGTATGTCGGTGGTTTTTTTAGGTTTGATTGAGGACCAATAATTACTTCAAAATTCACTGAATCCAATAATTCTTCATAATATATCGATGATGATATCCATTTAGATGTACATTCATAATCAGATTTTCCTTCATCTTTTACCTTAAACATAAATTTTAATATTGGTTTGTTTATTTCAAAATCAATAATACGATTATAAGGACAAAAATATCTTTTTATGAAGTAATTACTATAAGATTTTATTTTCAAATTATCTTCAGGCCCAAAAAATTTACCATTCGGTGCGTTAAATTTGAAAGATTTAACTATTAAAGCATAATCAGAATTTACTAAGTCAATAAAAATGTTAATTATTTGTTTCCTTACATTGTTACAAAATAATCCTATTTGTGCATTTTCAATTTTAGTATATTTATCATTAATTTTTAAATACAAATTATCAGTATCTTTTCCTAATGTAAAAATTGCTTTTCCTTTCAAATTGATTATTTTTCCATTTTCCTTATTAATTAGTTTAAAATCATTATTATTATTTAAATTTTCTATATTGAATAATTCACCTACATCAGATGTTTTTACAATATTACTATCAATATTTTTTAATGCTGCTTCAATTTTTTTATTTTTCATATTGGGATCTTCATTTTTATCTTCATCTTCCTCTTTTTTATCAATAAATTCTTTTAAATTTTTAATAATTTCTTTATGAAAATTATAATTAGAAAAAAATTTCAAAATAACTTTTATCTCTCTATTATTCACTTCAATTAATTCATTATAATTAATCTTTATTAATAATTCTAAAATTATATTATATGTTTTTAATTCTTTAATATCATTATTAACACCTATATTTTCTAAAGCTTCAATAATATCAGGATATTTACCATTTATTTTTATTTTTTCTTTGTTTTTATCAATATTTATTATTAATGGTGCTTTTTTCTTTTCATCTTTTGTTGTCTGTTTTTCTCTTTGATATTTTAATTTATTAACTTTTTTCAGAGTCTTTTTTAGTGATTTATTTTGACCTATGAAATTTCTCATTGGTTGTTGAATACTTGGTTGAACAGGTCCCTCTGATAGCAAATATTCATCTTCTAATTTTTTTACATTTTCTTTAAAATAATCACTAAAACCGGCATAACTAATATCATAATTAATAAAAATCAATAAATGATAATATATGGAAAGTAAATAACCTTTAGCATTTTCATTTTTTTCTTTTTCAAGAACAAGCTTCAAATTTTTAATTCTATTTATATCTTTTTGATTTCTATTACCCTTTACAATAGTGAAATTTTTGATAGTATTAATACAATGAAGCATAATATCATCAAAAAGTTGATTCTTACCTAATATTTTATATGATTTAATAAGTATGTTCCTTACACCAAGTAAATGTTTAGATAAGATTTCTGCTTGTGTAGGTATATCAACTTTGGTTTTTTTCTTAAAATTATCTAAAAAACCACCACCACTTATGGAAACATCAGGTGAATTACTTACTAATTTCAATTTAGTTTTATCAATCATTAAAAATTTTGGTTCTGCTTCATCATTATTAATTGTTTTTTTTATATTCTTTAATACTTCTTCATCTTCATCTTCTTTTAACGCTGGATTTGGTAAAATACAACTTTGATTAGGATCAAATCTACAATTAAATTGTTTTTTATTAACACTTTTCAAATCTAATGATGAATATAAACAATCATCTGATTTATTTTCATTACAATTTTCAGATATATTATCAAAAGTTACCATTCTACCAATTTTACCGAAATCTAATTCATTAGAATTTAAATCGTTAATTTGTGTTCTAAATTTATCAAATAATATAATATATTTGAAGTATTTATAAGCCATTTTTTTATCTTGAAAATATTGACTTTGATTTTCAATTTGTTGAATTATGTGAAGTCTTTCTTTTAAATTTAACTTAGCTAATTTTTTCTTCATTTTTGTTTTATTTTCAGATAATTGTTCGCGCTCAGTTTGTTCTTTTCTTAAATCATCCATTTTTTTTTGTCTTGATTCTGATTTCTTTTCTGCTAATTTTTCTCTTGATTCTGATTTCTTTTCTGCTAAAATTTTTAAATCTTCTATATTAATACCACCTCCTGTTATTTCTAAAATCTTTTTATCATTTACTTTATAAAATCTTTCACCTGTATCCAAAGATTGTGTTATGTATGTTTCCCCATATTCATTAAGTAAATCTCCAAGTTTTTTATTATCTTTAAAATTAAAATTTACATTTGTTTTACTAAATTCTGTTACACTACTTAGAATATTACTTATAATAGATGGATTTAATTTACTTGTATCTTGTGAAACTGCCCCACCAGATGGAGGAGGAGGAGGAGGTGGAATACCTTTACCTTTACCTTTACCTTTGCCTTTACCTTTATTAATGTCTTTACATAATGCTCTTGCATTAAGGAATGTTCGAGAACCCGTACACCAAACATCTGATAAGCCTTTAATATCATTATGTAATTCTATAAATTCTTCAAAACCATCGACATTTTTTACTTTAACCTTTTTATTTACAAAATCAACAGTATCAATTAAATATAAACTTTTTACCTTTTCTCCAGCCGTGTCTCCTGTACAACATTTTTTCAATGTTTCTAAGAATTCTTTAATTATTTTTTTATTCTTAACTGGAATATTACTTAATTCAACGCAAGATTCAAATGGTTGATTATCCATACAGCATCTTTTAATTGTATCTTCGAAATCTAAAATTAGTTTAATTTTATCTGGATCTCTGAATTTATTGTTTTTAGTAAAACATTCATTAAATTTTTCATCTGTAACATCGGGAACTTCTGTAACTTCAATTATATTATTCTTTTCTAAATCAGTAAACAATAATGGTTGTTTTATAGATACAGCAGGTTTTTCTTCTACTGGTTCAGATTTAGAAGGTTCAGAAGCTTTAATATCTCTTGTCTCTAATTCAATGATTTTATCAATCAGCTTATTTTTTATATTTTCCTCCGGGATAGTGTCGTCTATACCGTCTTCTTCTTCTTTTGTAAGACCTGCATCTATTGCTCTTTTTTTGAGTTCAGAACGCTTTAGCTTATTTAGTTCATCTCGTAGGTTTGTAGGCCCAGCAGACTCAGGTCCAGCAGACCCAGCAGGTTCAGCAGACTCAGGTTCAGCAGACTCAGAAGGCTCAGCAGGCTCAGCAGGTTGAACATTATTGGATTTAATATAATTTAAAACTTCTATAATAGGGAATACCTTTTGACTATATTTTTCAGAACTTTCATAACCATATATTTTTTTTATACCTTCTTGAATTTCAGTTTTAATAGCTTCAAAATTTCTTTTTTTACTTATACTATTTAATTTACTCTGAATTTTTTTAATAAAGCCGACGATATCAACCGCAGCGCCGCCGCCTGAAAGTTTCCTACTCTTCCTAGTTTTCCTAGTCTTATACCTACGATTTCTTCTAGGTTCTCGATTTTTAGTCCTAACCATTATAATATATAAAACATTTTTATTTTAGTTTATTTTTTGTAATTGAACGCGAAAATATCCAATTGTAAATCTTGATATACTTTTCTAAAACCTTTTTATCTATATTCTTTTTGATATCGATTGAATAATCATATAAAAATAATTCATAATAAACATTATTCATAGTTATATCATTCTTTATAAAAGTATTATAATTACTTATATAATAAATACTTTTACTTATGTATTTATTATAGTTTATTTCTTTGATTATCTTATTGTAATTTTGTTTTATTTTGTATATTGGATATAATACTTGATTTACTAAAACATGTTCTAATAAATCATAATGATGTTCTATGATCATTTCAGAATTATATCTGTCTCCAATACAAATACTCTTATAAATTTCTGAATAATTTTTAATGAAATTCTTTTGATTAAAAAATTTATGTAAATTATCAAGTAAATTTAATGAAATTATATTATAATCTGAAAATGAGTTTGATAAAATATTATTAATATCAAATTCATCATTTAATATCTTAAGCATTATTTCATGTAAACCACCACAAAAATCATTTTCTTTAATGACTTCAATATCTTTATCTTTATTTAGTTCATTGTCTTTTAAGATACTTATATTAGATTTAATGTTATTTATATTTTTTCCTGATTTTTTAATAATACTTTGTGAATGATTTAATGATATCAAAATATTTTCTTCATTTAATAATTTTGTTAGTATTTTATAATATTGATTATCAGTATATTTAACTTCAATACAAAATGATTTATCAACTATATCTTTAAAAGTTTTTTTTTGGATACATTGATCAGTTAAAATAAATATTATAGGATTATTTTTATATTTATTGATTTGCTTAATCCATTGAATAATATTCTTAAAAAGATTTTTATCCATTTTTTGAATAATATGTATATCATCAAAAAGTATTGATTTATATATTTGTTTTTGTGTTTCTTTAGAAAACATCATACAAATATTTTTTTTACCCAATGATAAATCTATATATTCTTTAAAATCACTATCATTCTTTATAAAATCAACATCAATATTAATTATTTTGTATTCTTTTAATAAAACATTTGCTAAACCTGTTTTTCCTAAACCAGATTTTCCATAAATACATAAAGGTTTTTTTTGATAATCTTCTTTTATCCATTTTATAAGAAGTTTTTTTTGAGAATCATTAAAAAAAAAAGAATTGAAATCAAGCATATTACTATTTTTCATTATTTTTTAAAGTATTAGTTCATTAAATTACTCATATCATAAGTGTAATTTTCTTTATTAAGATATTGTGGTCTATCAATTGGGATAGGTAAGCTACTTAATTTTTTGATATAACCTATATATTGCTTCACCTGAGTTGTAATTTGCCCTGTACAAAAATTCACAACCATTTCATTTAATTTCTGAATTTCATTAATAATATTATTAGAAGGTATTACAGGATTTCCATGCTGTAAATAAATTGATCTCATTACAATATTTAATTCTTGTTCTGATTGTCTATCAATAATTTTATTAGTATTTTTATGAACTTCATATCGAATAGTTGCTTGTAAAGTAGCCATATTTTCTCTTGAAAAATATGTTTCAGAAACTCCCGAACTTTCATGAATACCTTTTAATGAATCACCCTCAGTATTATTAAACATTGGTGACTCGCCTGGAACCATATTTATTGCTTTTTGTGGAATTAAATGAACATCATTAAGCATACCATTATTAAGTTCATTTATAGTTTCACCCATTGATCTAATATCATTTACATTTACAAAATTGTTATCCATTTAATATATACTATATATAATTATTTTTTTATATATTATATATTATAATGTTAAACTTAAATAAAAATAATCTTATGAAATATATCATACTTTTTTCTGTTGTAAGTCTATCCACATATATGATACCAAATTGTTCAATTATGAATCAACATGCTATGTATATTGGATTATTAGCTTCATCCACTTTTGTATTATTAGATAATTTTTATCCCCATACGATTATCATACATGAAAAAAATGAAAAAAAATAAAAAATAATTTTATATACTAGGAATATATTGCCATTTTAAATCATTACAAATTCCTTTCCATATCTTATCTTGTTGTTGAAGTTTTTCACGACTTTTTAACAATGGAAAATAAACTAAAAATACATCTAATTCAATCAATTGACAAAATTTATGTAAAACATAAGAATATGATAAAAAATTTTTTCTTTCTTGGGGACAATTTTTCATAAATGGTACTTGTATTTCTTTAAACATCATTCTTAACTGTTCTTCTTGCTGTCTATTTAAAACAGGGGCTTTTTTACCATTAATAATATTTATTATGTGTGGTATATGTTCATAATATTTATTATACTTTAATTTTTTTAAGATTTCTCTTACCTTATTATAATCTATATTATTAATATCTAAAAATATATCTTTTTTTAATTCTTTTAAAATATTTTTGTAAACATCATCAGATATATCTGTTGTTTCTTTAGCCTGAAATTGAGCCAACCATTCATTAAAATGATTAATTCTTTTATAAGCAAAATAACTGGTTTCTCTTGGTGGATCTTTATAAGAAATTTTTTCTGAATTTATAATAATATTTTCTGTATAACCACAATTTTCACATACTAAATTACTTTCTGTATTTACAATTGTTAAATTACCTTCACAAATCTTACAAATACTTAAATCTTCAATTAAATAATCACGAACTTTTGTATCATCTATTCTACATATATATTCATTTATTATATCTCTATTTGTTTCCGTTTTATTTATAGTTTTCTTTTTTAACATTAAATCTATTATAAAATTATTTTTTTCAGGTATTTTTTTTACTTCTGTTTTTTTTTCGTAATATTCACTCAAAATTTCACCATTATCTAAATAATAATTTTGTTTTTGTTGTTTATTATGATTTTTTAAACGATCTTTTAATTTATCTATTTTTAATAATATTCTTTCATCATTTGTTGTTTCATATCTTTCTTTTAAATCATTAATAGTTTCTTCTATTTCATCTATTTCATTTAATTCATTATTGAAATTTTTGATTAAATCATTATGTAAAACATCAATCGTAACCCTATTATCACAATTTATTTTTTTTAATGGTTTATCTTTAAAAGACATTTATTAAGTTTGATGTTTATTCTTTTAAATAAATTTAAAAAATAAGTTTAGCTATAAATAATAATATTATTATGAATATTAATAATCTAAATTCATTACCTTTTACTTCTTTTTCATAATTTATAAAACCTTCAGAAGGATTGGATGGAGAACTAGATTCTGCTCCTTCTGTGGCAGAAGCAGATGAAGTATCATCTAAAGAATCATAATTACACTTACATAAAGCTTTACATGCAGAATCAATAATAGTCATTTATTTAATAATTATTTTTTTTTAAACTTGAATGATAAATATCCCTTATAATACCTTTTTTTAAATCAAAAGAATGTTTATCTTTATTTAATGTCTGAATCATTGTTTCCCATAGTTTATAATAACTTTTATCTTTATTTACTATACCATTCGACTTTAAACTATGGATAAACTCATCATAAACTCCCATAGAAATATTTATAATATCATCTTTATTAATGTTCTTATTTAAAATGGTTGAATATTGTAAAGATAATTTCCAAGCTAATACATGATCATTATATCTATTACCCTCAATAATCTGTCTATCTGTTACTGTTTTTACTTTCATTTTATATAAAATATAATATTTTCTTTAAATATATATAATGAAAATAGGTTTTATCATAGGAAAAGATGAAGAAATTTATGATGATAAATTCTTAAAAAAAATGACACCTAAAAAATATTTAGTTGATAATGAATTAAATTCTGATGTAGCTATTGCTATGACAATTAAATTATATTATCCACAAATTCATATTGATATTATACTCCCACATGAAATAACTAAAACAAGATTACAAAAAAATAATGTTAATTTTATTCTCGGATATGATTGTATTAATGCTATAAATGATGATCCATATGTAAAAAAATTCTCTAATGAAAATGGTTTAAAATCTTTACATTCTATTTATTC